ACGGTGAATTCGCGCAACTTTTTGAAACCCTTGAAGGGCTTCCTTACGTTGCGTTGTTTTCCTGGGAGATTTCTGATGTCCCGAAAGGGAGAGGAGACCTCACATGACGTGGGCCCCCGCTTCTCCGGTTACCGGTGCCCCTGAAACCGGACTGACATCCCCCACCTATACGTTGGCCACAGATGTGGCTCCAGACGTAAACGGTGTGGCCCGAGCCGTCACAACGCTCGGAGGCACCCAAACGGGTGTCGAAGTTAGTTCCCCCTCGAACCCGTTCACCTTGCTTGCAACGCGTCCGAAGGTTCTTCGGACCCTTCCCGCGTTGCTTGCGAACGGGCAACTTCCGACTGTTCCCAAAAACACTTGGACTGTCAGCATCCGTAAGGGTGTTGATGTCCTCGCTGGCCAGCCGAAGCAGGTTATGCTTGCTAAGCTGGAAATCGCTGTACCGGCAGGTGCCGATATTGCGGATCCAGAAAGTGTTCGGGCGGGACTTAGTCTTCTCATTGGTTCCCTTTGGGAACAGAGCAATGAGTTGGGCGACGCGATTATCACTGGTGTCATCTAAGATACCTTTGACTTTCACGTTAGCGTACACTTGCATTTTTGCTTGTGTATTAGCCCTTTGGGTGTATCCTAAATGGTTACGCCGGTTTTCCAAGCAAAGGAAAACTCCTGTGGTTCCTCGACCTCGTAAGAGACCTCGAAATCCATAGGCTAGACTTAGTACCCAATCGGTTGTTGATCTTGGAGGAAGTGACTTATGGCAATGTCAGAGTCGTTCTTTGAGGCCTTGCTTCTAGACTTGAAGGATGAACTACCCCCTGGGTGGAGACCCGGGGATGATTGGTCCATCGATTGTACGCCTAGGCAAGTTGCTGCATGCGCTCTTAGTAAGTCCATCTTTAAGAAGTTTTCTACTTCAAACAAGACGGATCCAAAAGGTGATGCAGTGGCTGCCGAAAAGTTTCGCCGTTCAAATGATCGGTGTAAAGCTTGGCAGTATCGTCCTAATACGAGTCTGGACGAAGAGATGATGGGTGAGTTTAAAAGCTTGCTCTACCGTTTCTTCTATCCGGAAGGCTATAACCTTGTCTTTTCTATCAACGATCTTTTTGATCGTGGACGGGCAGGACCTGGTGCTAGCATCGGAGCTGTTGGAGATGACTTCTATTCGAAGCACTTCTCCTCAACTCTGACGTATTCTTCTCGTCTAGCTGAAGCGGCTTACTCAGTCGCTATCTCGAACGATCAGCTATCCACGTGGGAGGGCGCAGAATCCAAACGCGCCGTACTATGTGGAGATGCGGAGTTCGTGCAAGGTAGTAGGTTTTCCTTCGTCCCGAAAGACGATACGTCATCTAGATTGATTGCCATTGAACCCTCGCTGAACATGTTTTATCAGCTTGGGCTCGGCCGACTGTTGGAGGAAAGGCTCGTGTCCTTCTTTGGACTCGATATTACTTCCCAACCGCAGATCAATCAAGAGGCGGCCCGTTTCGGAAGCGTGACTGATAATCTAGCTACGCTAGATCTAAGCAATGCTTCTGACTCATTGGGTCTACCCATGCTCTCTTGGGCGCTTCCAAAGCATACTTTTGCTTTGCTTAGCGCTCTCCGATCCCCTATCGGAGAACTTGAGGGCGAGCCGTTGGAGCTGCACATGGTTAGTACAATGGGGAACGGTTTTACGTTCCCCCTCGAAACCCTTGTGTTCTCCTGTATCGTTGTCTCCGCGATAAAGTCGTTTAGGTTAAAACCTATCCGACCCTACCGCGCCCTCCCTCCCGAGTTCCTATCAGACGAAAGTCTGGCAGGTTACTGGGGGGTCTTTGGAGATGACATAATTTGTCATAAACGTGTCGCCCTTCGGGTTACACGTCTCCTAGATCTCCTTGGGTTCGAGGTTAATAGAGACAAGTCCTTCGTTGAAGGGCCCTTTCGCGAGTCATGTGGTCGTGACTTTTTTAAAGGTCACGACGTTCGAGGAGTTTACATAAAACGACTCGATAACACGGAAGCTCGCTATGCTGCCATCAACGCGCTGAACGTCTGGTCAGGTAAGACAAAAATCTTTTTGCCGAACCTGGTTGGACGGCTCTTGAGGACCGTTAGGTGGTTACCCATACCACCTGCCGAGAATCATGATGCTGGTATACGTGTTCCTTTCGATATGCTCAAAATCCATACTCGGGACGGGAATCGTTCTCTCATTTATGAGAGGCGAATTTCCGCTCCGAAGAGGATGAGAGTTCTCGACGGGGAGATACGTGTCCCTAAACGGCTGAAGCGACGCATCTATAATCCGGAAGGATTATTGCTTGCGTTCCTTCATGGCAGCGTTAAGCAGGGTCTGATTACGCTTAGGCAAAGCGAAATCAGATACCGCACGAAGAGGGGTATAACTCCCTTTTGGGATTA